ATTCTTGAGTGATTATACTAAACAAGATACATTTATGATGAGTTCGGAAAAGATTCTTACCCTTGTAGATCCAACTCCAACTCTACTTGAAAAATACGAGGACTTGATTAAGGAATGAGATTTTACACTAATGTTCAGTTGATTGGAAATCAATTTTTGGTTCGTGGAGTAGAAAATGGTAAAAGATTTGAGACGAGAGATGAGTTCTTTCCAACTCTCTTTGTAAAAACTAAAAAGGATTCTAAGTATAGAACATTAGGTGGAGAAACAGTAGAACCGATTAATCCTGGAACTGTACGGGATTGTCGTGAGTTTTATAAAAAATACGATGAGATTGCTGGGTTTGAGATTTATGGCAATGATCGGTATATCTATCAGTATATTTCAGAAAAGTATCCAGAAGACGAAATCAAGTTCGATATCAGTAAAATCAAACTCGTAACTTTGGATATTGAGGTTGCTTCTGAGCAAGGATTCCCCGATGTTGAATCTTGCTCTGAGGAAATTCTTGCAATCACAATTCAGGATTATACAACCAAGAAGATTATTACTTGGGGCATAAAACCGTTCAATAACAAGCAGAGTAACGTTACATACCACCACTGTCCAAGTGAGTATGAACTTCTGAATAACTTTATCAACTATTGGATGGTTGATGTTCCTGATGTTGTGACTGGTTGGAACATTCAGTTGTATGATATTCCATATATCTGCAAGCGTTTGAATCGCGTTCTTGGTGAGAAACTAATGAAGCGTTTCTCTAATTGGGGATTGGTTACTGAAGGTGAGACCTATATTCAAGGACGTAAGCATACAACATTTGATGTTGGTGGATTGACTCAACTAGATTATCTTGATCTCTATAAAAAGTTCACTTATAAAGCTCAGGAATCATATCGTCTGGATTATATTGCTGAAGTGGAACTTGGGCAGAAGAAACTTGACCACAGTGAGTTTGATACCTTTAAGGACTTCTATACGCAAGGTTGGCAGAAGTTTATTGAATACAACATCGTTGACGTGGAACTTGTTGACCGTTTGGAAGACAAGATGAAATTGATCGAACTTGCTCTTACTATGGCGTATGATGCAAAAGTCAATTATGCAGATGTATTCTATCAGGTAAGGATGTGGGATAATATCATCTACAACTATCTCAAGAAGCGTAATATTGTTATTCCTCCCAAGAGTAAATCTCAAAAGAATGAGAAGTATGCTGGTGCGTATGTGAAAGAACCAATTCCTGGAAAATATGATTGGGTGGTGAACTTTGACCTTAACTCACTGTATCCTCACTTGATTATGCAGTACAATATTTCGCCAGAAACTCTGGTAGATGATAGGCATCCTACTGTTACTGTTGATAAAATCTTAAATCAGCAAATCGGGTTTGAGATGTATAGTGACTATGCAGTATGTGCTAATGGCGCAATGTTCCGCAAGGACATTCGTGGATTCCTTCCAGAATTGATGGAGAAGATGTATCAAGATCGCGTCATCTTCAAAAAGAAGATGATTGAAGCTAAAAAGGAGTATGAAAAAACTAAGAACAAAGAACTTGTAAAAGAGATTGCCCGATGTAATAATATTCAGATGGCAAAGAAGATTTCTTTGAACTCTGCTTATGGTGCCATTGGTAATCAGTATTTTCGTTACTATAAACTTGAGAATGCTGAAGCAATCACTCTGAGTGGTCAAGTATCAATCCGTTGGATTGAGAACAAAATGAATACTTATCTAAACAAATTGCTAAAGACTGAAAATGTTGATTATGTTATTGCTTCGGATACTGATTCTATTTACCTTAATATGGGTCCTGTTGTTGATACTATATTCAAAGGGCGAGAGAAAACTACTGAGAGCATTGTTTCGTTCCTTGATAAGGTCGCTTCTATGGAACTTGAAAAGTATATTGAAAGTTCTTACCAAGAACTGGCGACCTATGTAAATGCATATGACCAGAAGATGCAGATGAAGCGAGAGAACATCGCTGATCGTGGCATCTGGACTGCAAAGAAGCGATACATTCTCAACGTATGGGATAGTGAGGGTGTTCGTTATGAAGAACCTAAACTCAAGATGATGGGTATTGAAGCAGTTAAATCTTCTACTCCCGCTCCTTGCCGCAAGATGATTAAGGATGCTCTGAAGTTAATGATGAGTGGCACTGAAGATGATGTAATTAACTTTATTGAAAATGCCAGAAAGGAGTTTAGAAAACTCCCACCAGAACAAATCTCATTCCCACGCTCCGCTTCTGATGTTGTTAAATATCAATCTTCATCGGACATTTATATTAAAGGAACTCCTATTCATATTCGTGGAGCACTTCTGTTTAATCACTACATTAAGCAGAACAAACTAACAAATAAATACTCTCTCATTCAGAATGGAGAGAAGATTAAGTTCATTTATCTGAAGAAACCAAACATTATTCATGAGAATATTATTTCTTTCATTCAGGAGTTTCCAAAGGAACTTAATCTTGACAAATACATTGATTATGAACTACAATTTGAGAAAGCATTTCTAGAACCACTCAAGATTATCCTTGATGCAATTGGGTGGTCTGTAGAAAAAACTGTAAACCTTGAATCATTTTTTGCCTGATGGATTTGCCTATTAATGACGAAGAACTGAATACTATTATCAGTGCTATGCACTTGGGTGGAGATGTAGCACTATATCAAAAACTAAAACTAGTTAAAGAACTTAGAGAACAAGGTTTACCTTATAAAAAAATACTTCGTGAACAGTATGGAATGGTGGCGTGATGGATTTTCTTAAAGATATTGTAAAAGAAATTGGTGATGACTTTACTAAGTTAGCATCAGATATCGATGAAACAGAAACTTATGTTGACACAGGTTCGTACATTTTTAACGCACTGGTTTCAGGTAGTGTATTTGGTGGTGTATCTGGGAATAAGATTACTGCTATTGCTGGAGAGTCTTCTACTGGAAAGACTTTCTTCTCTCTCGCTGTGGTTAAGAATTTCCTTGATTCCAACCCTGATGGTTATTGCCTCTATTTTGACACTGAGGCTGCTATTACCAAATCTCTTGTAGAATCTCGTGGTATTGATACTTCACGTTTGGTTGTTGTGAATGTCGTGACAATTGAGGAGTTCCGTGGCAAAGCACTAAAGGCAGTAGATATATACCTTAAGAAACCATTAGAAGAACGCAAACCATGCATGTTTGTGCTAGACTCTTTAGGAATGCTATCCACTGAGAAAGAGATTACAGATGCGCTTAATGATAAGCAAGTCCGTGATATGACTAAATCTCAATTGGTCAAAGGTGCGTTCAGAATGCTCACACTCAAACTAGGTCAAGCAAATGTCCCGCTCATTGTCACAAATCATACGTATGATGTCATCGGAGCTTACGTACCAACGAAAGAGATGGGGGGAGGTAGCGGACTCAAATACGCAGCGTCTACGATCATTTATCTCAGCAAAAAGAAAGAAAAAGATGGAACAGAAGTGGTCGGCAATCTTATCAAAGCTAAGACTGCTAAGTCGCGTCTGAGTAAGGAGAACAAAGATGTTACGGTACGTCTGTATTACGATGAGCGTGGTCTTGATCGTTATTACGGTCTTCTTGAACTCGGTGAGATTGGCGGTCTCTGGAAGAACGTTGCAGGACGATATGAGATTGACGGCAAAAAAGTCTATGCTAAAGCAATTCTCAAAGAACCCGAAGTATATTTCACTCCAGAAATAATGGAAAAACTTGATGAGATTGCTAAACAAGAATTTAGTTATGGCAATTGAACTAAATGATTTTATTCATGTCTATGACGATGTACTAGATTCTTCTACTTGCAATTCTTTGATTGAGGTATTTGAATCGAACGTAGATAAACATGAAAGAATAGAAAATAGCAACAAACCAAATTTTACTCAGTTTAACTTAACTGAAAATAGTAAAATCACAAAAAAGATAGAACAAATTCATAATCTTCTTCTATCCAAAATATTTCAGTATAAAAAAAAGTATTATGAATTTGTTGATCCCAGATGTTTTCCATTAGAACATGCGTTTGAGCAGTTTAGAATTAAGAGATATTTAAATGATGGAAATGATATGTTTGATACTCACGTTGATGTGACAGATCATGAATCGTCAAGAAGATTTTTATCATTTCTTTTATATTTAAATGATGTTGATAATGGAGGGGAAACTATATTTGAAGGTATGGCAATAAAACCAAAAGTTGGTAGAATGGTAGTATTTCCTCCTTTATGGATGTTTCCTCATATTGGAACTTCTCCAGTCAGCAACTCAAAATACATCATTAGCACATATTTGCATTATAAGTAATGGATAAAGTTGAATTTTTGATCCTTCGTAATCTTCTTCATAATGAAGAATATGTTAGAAAAGTAATTCCGTTCATCAAATCCGAATATTTTGAAGATCAAAATCAAAAGATTGTATTTGAAGAGATACTTAAATTTGTTCAAGAGTATAATAAACCAGCAACAAAAGAAGTTCTTTGTATTGAAGTAGAAAATCGCCAAGATATTAATGAAACTTCTTTTAAAGAAATTTCTCAAATCATTAGTTATCTTGAAGATGAACCTTCAGAATTTAATTGGTTAGTTGATACTACTGAAAAATGGTGCCGCGACCGTGCAATTTATATTGCTCTTATGGAGTCAATTTATATTGCTGATGGTAAAGACGAAAAGAAAAACCGAGACAGTATACCTAGTATTCTGTCAGATGCCCTTGCAGTTTCATTTGATACTCACATTGGTCACGACTATTTGATTGATTATGAGCAACGTTACGAGACATATCATAGAAAAGAGGAAAAAATCTCTTTCGATCTTGAGTACTTTAACAAGATCACAAAAGGCGGTTTGCCTAATAAGACTCTCAATATCGCTCTTGCTGGTACGGGTGTCGGAAAAAGCCTATTCATGTGCCACGTCGCTAGTTCCGTCTTATTGCAGGGAAAGAACGTTCTCTATATCACACTTGAGATGGCAGAGGAACGAATTGCGGAAAGAATTGATGCCAACCTTCTTAAT